GTGTGTGTGTGTTACGGTGCGGGTGTCATGCAAGGCTTAGTGCCACCATATTGGCTTGCTATTGCTTCGAGCAATTCGCTTTCGTCAACGAACATCTGGAACGTGTGTTCGCCAATCTTCACACTCAACACCGTGCTACCCACGGGGCGGGCTTGTGTGCTGTCGAGTGTCTCTACTGTTGCGTCTTGGATCTTGATCATTCCGTTTTCCTTAGCGTTGTTGTTGTTTCTCATGAGTATATTATACCAAGTACGGCTCAGCTTGTCAACCCTACAGGAACCCGTTGGTTCGTGCCCAAGTGAGCATTCCACCCCATCGTGCAGGAGTGATACCATCGGGGCATGTGGTGCTGTAGCGGATGTAGTTGGTGAAGCGAGTGATAGTCATTGTTGTTCCTTTGTATGTTCCCATTATATCTATATTATCGGCATGAATCAACCCCTATCATGAGCTATTCCAGAATTATCTCAAAGTAGTTGTAAGTCGTTGGTATCAAAGGAGTTACGGCGACTGAGGCCCCCGGCCCTGACGATTTTGTTAGCCCACCCCATTGTGCTCTACCTGTCGAGATTATCAGCGATCTCTTGCATCATCCGATGCCGACCCTCTTGGTAGACCGCCTCAGAGACGTTCTGCCAGTTGGTATTCCATTCGTCTTCACGTGAGCCATTTTCCGTCATCCCGTGTTCGAAGTCGCTTGTCATTGTGTTTCGCTTTGTGTTGTTGTTGTTTGTCATGCTTGTATTATACTATTGTTATCGTCAATCGTCAAGGCCAACCGTTAGCCTTTCTGGAATGATTCCAGATTAGATCTTACCCCACCCTTGCCACTTGAAGCTGTTGTAAACCCACAGGCCAACCACTACCATTGTCGTTGTCATACTTATTGCGAGTAGTGTATCCATTGTCATTGTCCTTAGTGGTGCTGTTGTTTGTATGTCCCCATTATATATAAATTATCGTCAATTGTCAAGGTCAATCGCCAGCCTTTCTCGAATTATATAAAATATATTGCTGACTGGCGAGGCTGAGGCCCGGAAACGTCCCCAACTTCTCACCTTACCTATTTTTACTGGCCCTCCCAGCCTACTTCTCTAGCCAAGGGGGTAGTTTTATCTTCAACTTGCCCATCTTACCCACCCCCCCAAAAGGCCGGGGTGGTTCAGGCAAAATTCAAAATTTTTTTCGTCAGTGTATTACCCAAACCTCCCCCGTCGCCCCCTCTTTCTTTTGTGCCCCAGCATGCAACGTGTGCTTTTATTGGCAGAATAGTGTATAATAAACTGTAGGCTCCAACATTTCTAAAGGTGACATGATGACTAAAGATGACAATAGACGATCCATAGAGTCTCAATTGGATTGCAAAGCGACTGCTGCTCTAGACAATCAGATTGCTGATGAGCTAAAATTAAAAGACAAGCCCCTGTCTGAAATTGTAGAAGAAGACGAAGAGGACACAGAAGAGAATGCACAAGAGTAGATTCCGACATGGAGCTGTCGAGCTTGCTAGTCAAGTCGAAGGCTCCCATGATATACGATTGCTGGGCACCAAGGCCCTAATCGAAGTCCATGATTTTTCAGAGGTTGATGTGAGTGGACTGGAATCTGATGATAGGCTATTCTCTTCTATTATAGGACTGGACCATCGCTTCTACTATATTATACAAGAGTACGATGACCAAACCTCTATTTATGAAAGAGGTGTCGGACACATAGAGCTTCGTGACGATGAGTATTATATTGTAAGGGAAATGCCCTTGGGGTGGGGTACTACAAGTGGAGAGGAACTTCACGCAGGAAGTTTCACGGATCCCACAACGTTTGGAGGTGGTGACTATCTTATGGCCCTATCTGTTTCGCCCCTCAACTATTTAGAAGCTCTCGTCGCCCCCCATTCTATCATAGCTTCTACGACACCGATGAATCCCACACCGGTTGAATTGGAACCAGAGTCTCTGTTAGGAAGAAAAGACGATGTAATACAATCAATTGATATGGATGAACTGAGAAGTATGTTTCTTACAAAGCCAAAAAAACAACTCAAGATTGGCACACGCCGTCTAGAGCTTACTGGGAAAAATGCCTCAGTTTCCTCTCCCGTCTTTAAAGCTTCTCCAGTCTATACAGATAGAGATAAGCCACCCGCCCAAGAAGGCTACATTATATATAACAAAGAAAGCAAAAGGATAGAGCTATTCGACGGTGAAAAATGGGTAGCACTGGTACAGGAAGATATTTGATGCATATTCCTTCTAACATGACTAAAGAACAGGTTATTGAAGAAATAAATGTCGTTGTCAACCGTCTCGCCCATAAGTACACCTTTTACGGATACGAATTTGAGGATATAAAACAAGAGGCTTTTATTATCTGTATGGAAGCTCTACCCAGATATGATGAGGAAAGGCCGCTAGAAAACTTTCTCGCCGTACATTTATCTAACAGGCTAAAGAACTTTGTCAGGGATAATTATTTTACTAAGGATGAAACAGAAAAAAGGCGCGTTGCTATGCCCGGTCAACTAGCAAATGAGGAATACATTATTGATTATCACGAAGAAGTGAAAGATCGACTTGATTACCGAATGATGCTAAAGATACTGGACATCAAGCTTCCCGCTAGCTATCGCTCTGACTATCTTAAGATTATTCATGATGTTTACGTTCCCAAAAAGAGGAAAGAAGAAGTACTATCCTTTGTCTATGAAATATTAGAGGAGCACGGCCATGCGGAAAGGTAGATTGTCAAAGAAAGAGACCAACTTCATTGAAAAGAATGTGGACGCATTATCTGTAGAGGCAATGGCAGATGCACTGAGTCGTGATCCCAAGTCTATCGAACTGTTTATAAAGCGCAAGCTTAAACTTGGCTTATCAGAAGAAGAAGAGGCTACGTACTCTTTAGAGGAACGCCCCTATTGGAAAGAGCTTGGGCAGCAGTTTACTTATGAAGAGCTGGAACTATTCAAGTACCACTGGGCACGTATTATCTCGCAGTTCAAGGATGATGTATTTCCAACAGAAGAGTTGCAGGTTGTTGACGCTATTAAGTTGGAACTGCTTATGAATCGTTCTCTTAAGCAGAACAAAGATAACATAGATAAGATTAGCGCATTTGAAGGAGTGATACAGCAGGAAAGGTCGGTAGACCCCGACCAACAAGACCGAGACTACATATTAAACCTTGAGAGACAAATCGCTTCTCTTCGTGCCGCTCAGGAGTCCTTGAATAGGGACTACCGCGACTTGCAGACTAAGAAGAACTCTATGCTAAAAGAGATGAAGGGTACTCGTGAGCAGCGTATTAAGAGGCTTGAAGACTCTCGTCTAACTTTTGTGGGGTGGATGGCTCATCTGATTCAGAACCCGAGTCTTGTTAAGAAGTATTCGGTTGAGATGGAGAAGATGCGTTTGGCTATGGAGGGCGAAAGAAAAAGGTTGTCAGAATTTCATACATATGAGGATGGCACAGTAGACCAGCCCTTCTTAACCTCAGACACTATAAAGGAATAATTATGTGGCTTAATGTTCTCAAGTTTTTATGCTGGCTCGGATGGCACATGTGGGAGTATATCTGGAAGGGTGGTGGCGTCGAGTCGCACTCTGTCAAGCATCGGAAATGTAAGAGGTGCGGCATTGTAGAGAGACATTCGATAACTTCGGGAGGGTGGGATCGTGATTAAACACACGCTGTTTCTTAAGTGGTGGCTTATTTTTACTGCAACTATAGTGGGCATAGTGTTGATAGCTATCAATGGCGGATGGTTAATCTTGTGGAATGAAGATACAACAAAGTTAAGCTTTGTACTTCTCGCTATTTTTATGGGTATGTCTACGTGGTGTGGTGTGAAGACGTGGAGGCTTAGCTGCTTTTTAGACCAAGAGGGAGAAGATAAGCACCTTGTAGAAAAGATTGAACATCTAGTAGAAGTGGGCTGGTTTACCAGCGACCTGTGTTTGAGTATCGGCATGATGGGAACGGTGATCGGATTTGTTATGATGCTGTCGGGACTTGCTCAGGTAGACGTTTCCGATATCAATACGGTGCAGGGGTTAATCAAGAATCTTGGTGCTGGTATGTCAACGGCGCTGTATAGTACGCTGACGGGTCTAATTTGTAGTTCTCTTTTAAAGGTTCAGTATTTTAATCTTAATCAGGCGATTGATCAGGTAAGAAAATGAAACGGAACTACCATACTAACTTGGCCTTTTTGGACCTGTTGTTTAATACGCTCTTGTGCTTTGCAGCATTGTTTATGCTGTCCTTTATTTTGATTAATCCCAGCAAGAATGAGAACAATATTAAGGCCAAGGCTGACTACATCATAACCGTGACGTGGCCATCGGAGTTGAATCATGATGTCGATATGTATGTGCAAGACCCACAGGGAAACCTAGTAGCATTCATGCGCAGGGAGCAGGGGCTAATGCATTTGGATCGTGATGACTTGGGGCACCGTAATGATACTGTACAGACGGAATTCGGACCTATCACCCATAAAGAGAATATTGAGCTAGTTATCTTGCGTGGATTTATGCCGGGAGAATATATCGTCAATGTTCACCTCTTTTCCAAGTATGACTCGCCAGAGACACAGGCTACTCCGGTTAACATTCGTTTGGATAAAGTAAATCCCAGCTTTAAGACTGTAGCCATGAGAGATGTTATACTTAATATCAAGGGTGACGAAAAGACAGCTTTTAGATTTAAGTTGGATAAAGACGGGAAAGTAATAGAAGTAAACGAATTACCTATATCTTTAACTGCTAAGGAAAGAAGATGAGTCTTACAATTGGTTTTGCGGTTATCACGTCGCTGTTACTTTGGGTCATCATCGGTTCCAAGGGCCACTGGGCTACAAAGGCCTTTGTTATCGCGGTAGCATTATATTTCTGTTTATCCGTAGGAGTTTCGATCAGGGGCTTTAAAGGCTGGCCAACTGATGAGCCTCTTCCAGATGAGTTTTATGTTCACTGGATGGTCATTCAAGAGCCAGACCGAAAGACTGGGTTTGGGGGAGCTATCTTTGCTTGGGTACACCCCCTGAAGGAGCGAAAGAAGACGAGTGGTTGGACAGACTACCTAGTCCTTTTGAGGGGCGACAGTTCGGAGCCTAGAGCTTACAAGCTACTATATACAAGAAAGCTACACGAGAAAGCTCAGGAGGCCTTGGGCATGATCAGGGGTGGCCAGCAAGTTGTAGGATTAAATGAGTCGGGTGAGTCGGGGTCGGGCAAAGGTGAGGCTGGATCTGGAGAAGATCCATCTGGTCAAGGGGGTGGCGAAGGATCACAGGATGGAGAGGGTGCAGGAAGTCTTACGGAGGGTGGAGATATTTCATTCCAACGACTTCCTCCTCCAGTATTACCAGAGAAAGGATCGCAGTAAGAATGAAGAGTGTTTCAAAAAGATCTGCCGTGATTTTTCATCTGTGGGAGCTAGTTGTTGCTTTTCATCTATTTGTTGTTTTTGGGAATCTATTTGCGATATTCGTTTTGCCATTCATGACACCTTGGTATATCAGTTTACCCCTAATGACATGGGTGTTTAATTTGACCTTTACGCAAATGGTCGACTGTCCTGTGACAAAGTTAGAGAATAAGCTTCGACGGGAATTGGGCATGAAGGAAATTAAGTTTTTTGTAGGCCATTATATTACATGGCCAATCAAAAGGAAATTTAGAGCGAGAAGGAAAGAGGAGACAAAATGAAAGCAATTATATTTGGCATAACCGGGCAGGACGGGAGCCATCTAGCGGATCTACTTCTAGAGAAGGGGTATGAAGTCGTCGGAGTGGCGAGAAGATGCAGTATAGATAATACAGAGAGAATCAAGCATCTATCAGGAATTGCTAACTTCAAGGCTGTTCAAGGAGACATCACAGATGTTTTCAGTATCATTGGAATTCTTAAGGATAACGAGAATGTAGATGAAGTCTATAACCTAGCTGCACAGTCGCATGTGGGAGTCTCCTTTAAGCAACCCGGTTTAACTTGGGATATTACTGGAAAAGGATGCTTAAATATCTTACAGGCTATTGTAGATCTTGGGTTGCAGTGTAGATTTTATCAGGCGTCTTCAAGTGAGATGTTTGGAGGCTCGCATAGTATCAATAAGAATGGTGAAAAATATCAAGATGAGGATACTAAATTTTTACCACAATCTCCGTATGCTATAGCAAAGGTTGCCGCTCACTATATGACCCGCCTGTTTAGAGAAGCCTATGGCTTGCATGCTAGTTCTGGTATTCTATTCAACCACGAAGGAGAACGGCGTGGGGAAAGCTTTGTTACCAGAAAGATTACCAAGTGGATAGGTGGTTATTGCAAATGGCTAGATCGGTTTCATATTTCTCACCACGACAGCATTCTTTCCTTTGGTGTAGATGAAATTTACATAAAAAATAGGCGTGAAGATGACGATGAATTCGAATACCCAAAGCTTCGGTTGGGAAATTTAGACGCTTGCCGAGATTGGGGATATGCCGGAGATTACGTAGAGGCTATGTATTTGATGTTACAACAAGATCAGCCGGATGACTATGTCATATGTACTGGTGATACGCATAGTATAAAGGATTTTCTGAATTATGCATTTAGCTATATCGGTATTACTGACTGGAGCGACTTAGTAGTAATTGATCCAGATTTTTATAGACCAGCAGAAGTGGATTATCTTCGAGGAGATGCCTCCAAGGCTAGAGAAAAACTTGGCTGGACTGCAACGCATGGACTAGAAGAACTAGTACAAGTTATGATGGAACACGACCTGAATGCCAATCTACAAAGTATACCTTGACATGACCGAGGTGATTGTTAGCCTCAAGCCCTACACACTGGGAAAATATAACGCAATGTTTCCCATTGTTTTTGTGGAGGCTCGTAATCCCGATGACGCATGCTTTAAGGCTGTATACAACCTAGTCAAACTTCTACTCGCCCAAGATGACTCTGTGAAGACTAGACTACTGTGTAGGCAGATAAGACGGAAAGTAAAGATCATGAAGGCAAAGTGTCAGTAGCCCGACGAAATTACGAAGATCCCGCCTATAAAGAGTGGCGGAAGAAAGTCTATCGAAGAGATGGGCGTCGGTGCCAGATGCCGGGGTGTAAGTCCAGATTTAAGATACAAGCTCACCATATAAAGAAATGGTCAGAAGCAGCGATACTAAGATTTGATATTACTAACGGGATTACCCTGTGTAAAAAATGCCATGAATCAATCAGTGGATCAGAATCACACTATGAGGTTCTATTTCACCAGATAGTGAGAGATAAAAATGGATAATTATAAGCAAGCACCCGAATACTTTGTCATTAAAGATACCCGAGAGCAGGAGGGGTATTATTTTAGCAAGTATAATAAATGCGCTGGAATGGTGACTGAGAAGCTAGACACGGGGGATTACGCTATATTGGGCATGGAGGACAAATGTTGTGTAGAGCGTAAGGGATGCATAGAAGAGCTAGCCATAAACCTAGGGCAGAAAAAGCATGCATTCTTAAACGAGATAGATCGCATGAAGGATTTTTCTCATCGGTTTATTGTTCTGGAGTTTTCTTTAGATGACTTAATAGACTTTCCAGAGAATACTAGAATACCAGAGAAAAACAAATCTTCCATCAAGATAACTGGCAAGTATATGCTAAAGTGCCTAATGGAATTTCAGCTACATGAAGAAGTTCATGTTTTATTCTGTGGGAATAAACACAATGCATTTCTAACAGTTAGCAGCATCTTTAAGAGGGTTAACGAAATGTATACTATAGGAAGGAAAAAATGAATAGATCATTCGCAGAGACTGCTATGAAACTAGGTGGCAAAAGCGCAGAGGAGTATAAAAGTATAGGCAAGGTGGATACAGCAGACGATCAGGTGGATCATCTTTTCGAAGACAAATACCAGACCAACAACAGCCCCGCCTTTAAAGCTGTGTGGGGTAGGGAGTTTCCAACTAAGAACTTTTTTGAGTTCGACTTCCATAGACCAAACTCTACCATGCTAAAAAACTGTGTGAGTATTGCCTCGTCTTTCAAGCAGAAGGGCAATCTTTATGATGATAAGGGAAAGCTAAGCGAAGACCTTCTCAAAGATCTATCTGATGCTGGGTATTTTGGACAACTAGTTCCCTTGCCAGAAAAGCCTGCGGTTTCTTTTTCCGAGTTTTCCTACTATCTTACAAAGATGGCCTCCGTCGAGGCGAGTGTAGCTGGCCTGTCTTCTATACATGGATGCATAGGGTCCGTCGACCCCATTAGAACATTTGGTAGCGAATATCAAAAGGAGAAATATCTTCCCAAGCTGGCCAACGGAGAATTTCTTTCTGCCTTTGCTTTAACTGAACCATGCGCTGGTTCAGACCTCACCGCACTAAAAACTACCGCCTGCTTGGATGGTGATCACTACCTTATAAATGGAAAGAAGCTATTCATCACCAATGCAATTTATGGAAGGCTTGTGTCTGTCGTATGCCTTGTAGACGGCGAGCCTCAAGTTATTATCGTAGAGCTGCCAGAAGAAGACACTGACCATTTTGAAATTGTAAACTATGATATATACGCACTTAGTAAGTTGTATAATAACGCCTTGGTGTTTAAGGACTTTAAAGTGCCTAAAGAAAACCTAATCAGCCTAGAGAGTGGAAACGGACTGACGGTTGCCTATCACGGGTTGAATCTAGGCAGGGTGTCCCTGTGCGCCAACGCTTCGGGATGTATGAAGGTTATGCTGGAATCAATGATTCCTTGGGCTAGCTATAGGTCAACGTATGGACAGCCTATCAAAAATAGAGAGCTTGTTCAAGACAGAATTGCCAGATTGGCTGGCTATATACTCTCATCTGACGCCTTGGTAGCTTGGTGTTCCGGCCTCATAGATAAGGGCTACCGAGGAGAGCTAGAGTGCATCATAGCAAAAACTTTTGGGTCTGAGTGTCAAAAGGAAGCTGCTATTGACTTGTGCATGAAGACTCACGGCGGGAGATCTTTCCTAGGGGGTCATATTATTGGAGATAATATTTACGACCTTCTGGCCCCCCTAATCTACGAAGGAGAGGGCGACATGCTCAATATGGCATTCTTTAAAAGTCTGGTAAAAGATCACGGGAAAACCTATTTCGAGCCAGTAGGAAACCTCATGTCCCAATTGGGGAAAAAGAGCCTCTCTCCCAAAGACATGATTAAAAATTATAGAGTTTTTGTTCCATATGCTAAGTGGATTTTTACAGAGGCTACAACTATAAAGAGTGGAATACGCCCAATCGGGTTCAATAAGAATCTAGTCTGCCATGCTAATTTCGCCATTAAAAATCTGCAAAGTTCGGCTTGGGAGATAAGCAGCCTTATGCGTAAGTATCAACTGAAGTTGGCCGACAGGCAATGTCGAATGTCTATACTCTCTAGGAAAATACAAAACCTACTTACAATGATGGTTACTGTTTGTTATGCTTTTGCTAAAGCCGATACTACGATATCACTTATAGCGGATGTATCCTGCGAGAATCTAAAAAATAAAATTACTGGCAACCACCCCACGGATAGACAGATTAGAAAAAGCGTTAACCTTGGAGAAATATTGGCCAGTCAGTATGAAGACAACGGTCTCGATTCAATACTTATGAGATACGATGATTAGCCATGAGAATAAAAGTTGGTGGAAAATATTGGAGATTAGTCTTTAAGAAGATGCGCAGGGATTATCTGGGCAAGTGTGACTCCCCTGACACCCGTGGGAAGCAGATACGCATATCTAAAGATCTTGAAGGCTTAGAGAAATTAGATGTTATCTTACACGAACTGCTACATGCTGCTGACTGGCATCAGGACGAGGAGTGGGTTGAACAAACGGCGATGGACGTTTCCCGCGTGCTCTGGAAGCTAGGCTGGAGAAATAATAGTGACAAAAAACCTTAAGAAAATAAATGAGGCATGGCTGGGATTAGATATTTCTGAAAAGGAAATTTTTAGTCCTACATCCATACTGCAAACTGAAGAAGAAGATTTTCACCTTAGGCTTACATGGCTGATGACCCAGCCAGAATATTTTTCATTCCTGTGTAAGCAAATACTTAACGTGCAGCTGCTGCCATCTCAAGCCTTGATCCTACACGAGTTGTGGAACCGAAAGTTCCCTATCTTAATTGCTAGCCGTGGTTTTGGTAAATCTTTCATGTTGTCATTATATGCCTTAATACGAGCATTGCTACTGCCAGAACGTAAAATTGTTATCGTCGGTGCTGCATTTCGACAGTCAAAAATACTGTTTGAATATATGGAAACTATCTGGAGAAATTCTCCTATTTTACGCGATATATGTAGTAGCAGTAGTGGACCCCGTCGAGATGTTGATCGATGTACAATGCGAATTAATGAAAGCACTATAACCTGCCTTCCACTGGGTGATGGTCAAAAAATTCGTGGACAACGAGCTAATGATATTATTAGTGATGAGTTTGCAGCAATTCCAAGAAATATTTTTGAGACTGTTGTCGCTGGTTTTGCTGCTGTTAGTGCAGATCCTATAGACAACGTCATAAGAGCAGCAAGTAAAAAGAAGGCGAAAGAGCTTGGTGTAGACTTGGAAATATATAGCGCCGAAGAATCTAGACAGAACATGCCAAACCAGATTATTATTTCCGGCACCGCATATTACGATTTTAATCATTATGCTGAGTATTGGAAGAGGTGGAAGGCTATAATACAGAGTAGGGGTCAGAAAAATAGACTCAAGGAAATATTCGGAAATGACGATCCTCCACCGAGCTTTGATTGGAGACAGTACTCTGTGATAAGAATTCCTTACGAGCTTTTACCGGATGGTTTTATGGACGATGCTCAAGTAGCTAGATCTAAAGCTACTATGCATACTGGAATTTATCAAATGGAATATGGAGCTTGCTTTACTAGAGACTCTCAAGGATTTTTTAAGAGAGCTTTGATTGAACTTTGCGTAGTAAATCTTGAAAATCCCACTAAAGACTTCGGGGGCAACGATATACATTTTGAGGCCACCCTAATAGGTGATCATAAGAAAAGGTACATGTTTGGAGTGGACCCAGCGTCTGAAGTAGATAATTTTAGTATTGTAGTTCTTGAAATTCATCCAGACCACAGGAGGATAGTTCACTGTTGGACTACAACTAGATCTGAACATAGGGCAAAGGTTAAGAAGGGTTTTTCTGCTGACACAGATTTTTATTCATACTGCGCCAGAAAGATCAGAGATCTAATGAAATTATTCCCATGTGAACATATCGCCATGGACGCCCAAGGCGGTGGCATTGCAGTGATGGAGTCCTTGCACGATCTAGATAAACTTCAAGAGGGTGAAATTTCTATTTGGCCTGTCATAGATGAAGATAAAGAAGCCGACACAGATGACGAGAAGGGTTTACATATTCTAGAAATGTGTCAGTTTGCTAGATACGAGTGGCTTTCTGAAGCTAACCATGGTATGAGAAAAGATTTTGAAGATAAGGTTCTCTTGTTTCCATTCTTTGACTCAGTAAGCCTTGGCCTTTCACACTCTGAAGACTCTATTAAGAGTAGGATGTTTGACACTTTAGAAGAATGCGTGATGGATATTGAGGAGTTAAAAGATGAGCTTTCTATGATTGAGATGAGTCAAACCCCAAGTGGTCGTGATCGATGGGATACCCCGGAAGTTATTGTTGGTACGGGTAAGAAAAATAAACTCCGCAAGGATAGATATTCTGCATTGCTGATGGCAAACATGGCAGCAAGGATTTTGCAAAGAACTCCGACGCCGGAAGAATACGAATTTTATGGGGGGTTTGCTGGTCATGGAGGTGAATACAAGCGAAAAGAAGGCGAGCAGTTTTTCTCTGGTCCCAACTGGTTTACAGACGGAGCGCAAGAGGCATACTAGATTGTGTATAATTATGGTGACAGTCCAATTACATTCCAACTGTTTATATGGTGAAATAAAATGAGTGAAGACAAAGGGTTCATTACATGGTCTGATGATGGGCAAAGTAAGATCGATGCTATGTCGGAGTTTTCAGAAAGTATCGATGCATACGCTGGGGTTAATAAGTCTCATGGTAGTCATTATAGTAACTTTAAAAATGTAGAAGATCGCCGCAGTGTTAGACCCGGCTTTACTCATTCTGATTATTATGCCTTCCGATCAGACGAGCAGGTGCCAAGTCAACAAAAACGCATTATTAAGATGTGCATGGATGCTTATGATAAAGTGGGCATTATTAGGAATGTCATTGATCTAATGGGGGACTTTGGAAGTCAAGGAATAAATCTTGTTCACGAGGACAAGAGTGTAGAAAAGTTTTATCGCCAATGGTTTAAGAAAGTTGATGGAGGTGAAAGGTCGGAAAGATTTCTGAATAATCTTTATAGGGCTGGCAATGTTATTGTATACCGAAGCAATGCTAAGATTACTCCCGAGTTGAGTAGGTATATGAAAACGCTTGGAAATGATATCAAGGTAGAAATTTCTCCGCTAGAGCCGGGTGTTATCCCTTGGAGATACAACTTTTTTAATCCCCTTACGATTGATATGAAAGATGGGCAGCTATCGTTATTTATGGCTAAGAGAAACTTTACCATCACCACAAAAACTATACAAGACAATTTTAAGAAGGGGGATATTCCAGCTAATATTTTGGACACTTTGCCCCCCAAGGCAAAAAGAGCTATTGTGCGAGGAGACAAGGTTATTCCACTAGAAGCGGATAGGCTATCAGTAGTTCATTATAAGAAAGATGACTGGTCTCAGTGGTCTAATCCAATGATCTATGCAATTCTAGACGATATTAATATGCTTGAAAAAATGCGTCTTGCTGATCTATCTGCATTGGATGGAGCCATTTCAAATATTAGACTTTGGACCTTGGGTAGTCTGGACCATAAGATCCTCCCTAATAAAGCCGCTATCAATAAGCTGCGTGATATACTCACTAGTAATGTGGGCGGTGGAACAATGGAGCTTGTTTGGGGGCCAGAGCTGAGCTTTGAAGAGTCCCATAGTGAGGTGTACAAGTTTTTGGGATCTGAAAAATATCAGGCGGTTCTGAATAGTATTTATGCTGGCCTTGGTGTTCCGCCAACATTAACTGGTGTCGCTGGACAAAGTGGAGGTTTCACTAATAATTTTATCTCTCTTAAGACTTTAGTAGAACGGCTGCAATATGGCAGAGGATTATTGATTAAGTTCTGGCAAAAGGAAATTGAACTTGTAAGAAGAGCCATGGGTTTCAGAAAACCAGCACATGTGCATTTTGACCAAATGAATTTGTCTGATGAAGCTTCTGAGAAAAACCTGTTGCTACAACTTGCCGATAGAGATATTATTAGTCACGAGACTTTACTAGAACGATTTAACGAAATTCCGAGTGTTGAGAAAATTAGGTTGAAGCGCGAAGTTAAAAGTCGGGCTAGAGAAGATTCTCCTGAGAAAGCTAGCCCCTTTCATAATGCTCAGCGTGAGCATGACCTGCAAAAGATCGCCTTGCAACAGGGCGTGGTAACGCCTGAAGATGTGGGCGTTGAAACTACTTTGGACTCAAAAGAGTTGATAGATAGAAAATTTCCCAAGCCCCAACCGGCGGGTCCATCCGGCGGTCCACCACAGAAAAAGAATAGTCCGAATCCTGACGGGGGAAGGCCCAAGTTTTCTAATGATACAGAACCAAGAAAGAAGCGAGTAGATACGCCGAAAACAAAACCCGGTGTAGCTAAGCTGATTGTTTGGACCGATGAAGCTTTTCAAGAAGTATCAGAGATTGTTAATGCGGCCTTCTTGAAAATCAAGGAGAAGAAAAATCTCAGACAGCTTACCAAATCTGACGTAGTAGATCTAGAAAAATTAAAGCTAGATGTTTTTTCTAATTTGGAATTACTTGATCCAGTTACTCCCGATATTGTTTATGAGATTCTCTCTAACGGTCTTCAGGCCCCGCCCTCTTTCAGGGCGATGCTTGATGAGCAAGGCGTAAACACCCAAAGTATGAACATCGAACCGTATAGGAGACGTGCTGTTGGCTTATATCTTGAATATTTGGGGTATTGAAAAAGTCGTAATTTGCACCATTTATACTATTTTGTGTATATCTTGTTAGGGTTATCATTATGAAAGAAATTAAAATATACGCTGAAGAAAAATGTGATGGAGTTGCCGACTTGGTGGCAGCCGCCAATAGCGTTGCGTACTGTACACAAGTGAATGTATCTGCCAACGACAGCCCTAATATAAGCGAGCTTTCTAAAATTCTGGCTAAAGGTAATCCTGATCAAATTGATCTATATTACTTAGAATCAGTTTTAGTTTCTACAGGGTGGAACAAAAATGATGACGTTTTTGAGCCAGCGGTAGCTTGGGAAGCTAGAAGTACGCCAGAGGATAAGCAGTTTAACTTTATGCACGATGAGAATGACATCATCGGTCATATAACAGGCAGTTATATTATAGATAGTGCGGGTGATAAGATTGTTTCCGACGAGGAAATTCCTCGACAGTTCGATATTATAACTGAATCTGTTTTGTATAATAGCTGGACTGAACCAGCTAATAGAGAAAGGATGCAGCAGCTTATTGCTGAGATTGAGGATGGAAAATGGTTCGTTTCAATGGAGTGTCTATTTGCCGGTTTTGACTATGCCCTTATTGACCCCGAGGGAAATTCTAAGCTCGTGCAAAGAAATGAGACTTCAGCCTTTCTTACGAAGCATTTGCGTGCTTACGGAGGAACCGGTGAATACGAAGGATATAAAGTAGGAAGGTCTTTACGCGGAATTGCCTTTTCTGGTAAAGGGCTAGTATCAAAACCCGCTAACCCAAGGAGTATCATTTTTAATTCTAGCAAAGCTTTCCTTGTTGATGAAAGCGACATACTTACTAATATTTCAATAGGAGATGTTCAAATGTCAGATAATCTAAATCTGTTAGACAAGCAGGTTGCTGATCTTCACGCCGAACTTTCTGCGGCTAAGGAAGAAAATGTAGCTATGAAGCAGAATATCGAAGATGCTAAGGACAAAGAGTTCTCATCTACGGTTGAAGCTTTTGAAGCCTCTATCACCGAGAAAGACATGGCGATTGCTGGTCTAGATGAGGCTATCAAGACGACTCAAGCCAGAATTGCTGAGCTTGAAGATGAGCTTGCCCAAAAGAACGAAGAGCTTGCGCAGGCTGTAAATGCCGTTGACGCCATGGAGAAGGCAGAGAAGACACAAAAACGTCTTGCCAGCCTGATCGAAGCGGGCTTTAACAGCAATGAAGCTGAAGGGTCTCTAGCTCTTTATGATGCACTCGATGACGATGCGTTTGAGGCTATTGTTCAGCAGTGGTCGCAGAGACAGTCTGAAGGTAAAGCTGGGGCAGAAGCTGCTGATTCTGATGATGATGCAACTGATGAGAATTCTGCAACCGCTGATGAAGCTGAGGCTGAAGTGTCTGAAGAGATCTTTGACGAAGTGGAGTCTACTGAAGCCACTCTCGTTGATGCAGTTGGCGAAGAGGACGAGCAGCAGTCTATACGCGCCGATGTGGCGGAATGGCTGGAAGAGAACGTTCTTAATAAATAAAATAATTTTTTAAATCTAGGAGATAAATAATGGCTCTAAAAGCAGATAGACATGAACTTCAGACTGATATCAGCTTCTTCTATGACGCTGGAGTAGCAACACGCGGAGGTGTTGTTATGCACGACGCTTCGAATGTTGGCTCTGGCGCAGCAATGGATCAGGGGGTAAACCTAGTCAAGTATGTTGTGGCTACTACGGCTATGGTTCCCGTTGGTATTCTTCTTAACGACGTGGTTAATAAGGATCTGACCCGAACTCATCTGAATCACTTCAAAGATGAAGTCCAGAAGGGCGGAAAGGTCACGATTTTGCGCAAAGGTTATGTTGTAACTAGTAGTATCGATTCTGTTACAATCGCTGCTGGTGACGTGGCATATGCCAGTATGGCTGCTGCGGGCAATCTGACGAATATTTCTGAAGATGCTACAGGATCAGGCAACCTTGCTGTTGGTCGTTTCTTGTCCAAGTTGGATGAGGATGGCTACGCAAAGGTAGAAGTTAACCTTCCTAATCACGGCCCTTTGGCGTAAATAATTAAACAAATAATAAGGAGAATATAAATGGCTACTACTAATAGACCAAGTGAAGAGTTTCTTGCACTACTTCGCACCTCTGGAGATAGTGATATTGACGTGGCCCTTCCGGCTCAGCGTGAATTCGCCAAAGCTCTAGAACTGCCTCTGCGTAAGGGTGTTTTGGTTGGTAATATTCTTGGCGACATCTTCGAAACTATCGCGGTTGAAGCTGGAAGTACCACAGAATTTCCCATGGACCTGATTTCTCCGGGTACAGAGGGTGAGCATATTGCTTACACCAATCCCGGACACGGTAGGATCCCAGAACGAGCCGTTGAAAGCGACTTCGTGATGATTCCTACTTATAGCATCACAAGTTCAATCGATTATCTCCTACGCTATGCCCGAGAGGCCCGCTGGGATATCGTTGGGCGTGCTATGCAGGTCATGGAAGCTGGCTTTGTTAAGAAGGTCAATGACGATGGTTGGCATACAGTTTTGGCTGCTGGCGTTGATCGTAACGTTTTGGTTTACGATGCTGACGCTACTGCTGGTATGTTTTCGAAGAGACTTGTCTCTTTGATGCAAACTGTTATGCGGCGCAACTCTGGTGGCAATAGTGCCTCCGTGGGTCGTGGTCGTTTGACAGACATGTATGTCAGTCCTGAAGCACTTGAAGATGTGCGTAACTGGGGTATTGATCAGCTTGATGAAGTGTCACGTCGTGAGATTTACACTGCTAGCGAGGGCGGCGCGCCTATCACTAGAATCTTTGGGTGTAACTTGCACGACCTTGATGAGCTTGGCGAAGGTCAAGAGTATCAGAATTTCTTCACCACCGAGCTTAGCGGCGCGGTTGAAACTTCTGACCTTGAGCTTGTTGTGGGCCTTGACCAGTCCGGCAACGATAGCTTTGTCATGCCTGTCAAGCAGGAATTGGAAGTCTTTGAAGATCCTACGTTGCACCGTCAGCAACGAGCCGGTTTCTATGGATGGGCCGAGCTTGGCTTTGGTGTTCTAGATAACAGACGAGTGATCCTCGGATCGTTCTAGTTTAGGAACTTAAACAGACCCGTTCCAGAGTCGCCTCATAAATAATATGGGGCGGCTCTTTTTTTATGTGTATATACTAGTAGAAAGCTTTCTTTTAGGACTATACACACAGGAGATTAACATGGTCGCATTCTCTGATTATTTGGAAAAAAACCTCTTAAATCATGTTTTTAGGAGTGATTCCTTTACTAAGCCTACTGAGATTTCTATCGCTTTAACTAGCGGTGTCCCAGAGGACAGTATGACTGGAGCTACTCTTATTGAAATGCCCACCGGAATTAATGGCTCTGGAACAGGCTATGGAAGAGTAAGTATGGGATCGCCATTTGAAGATGGAGACCTGACATGGTCCCTTACGGGGGAAGACGATGGGGCTGGTAGTGGAGTTATTAGAAATAGTGGACAAATTGTCTTTAGTACCGCCCTTATTGACTGGGGCTGGGTTTCTGGGGTAGCTGTCTTGGATAATGGAGTGTTTGGTTCTGGCAATGTGCTTCTGCATGCCGAGTTAACCAATCCACGAATTATTTATACCGGCGACAATGTCAAGTTTGACATGGGTACTCTCGAAATCAGCTTTAAGTAGGGGTCGGGTACAAAAATGATTGTAGATAAGTTACAACTCATAGATAATATAAAGCGAGAAATACCCAATAATTCTACTGGGGCAGTTTCTCCTAATGATGTCAGGCATAACCTGCTTGACATTATAGACTCTGTACATCTATTCACAGATGACAACAATCTAAACTCTCTCAACTTTTCCACGCCTGACGTTAGAACAACTAAGGCTGGCATTGACACCATAAAGAATCTATATCTGGCCGGTTATAGTAGCACAGATAATTCTGCGTTTGGCTACTTTGCTCTGGGAAACAACTATGACGGATTCTCTAATACCGCCATAGGTTCGTATGCCATGAGTTGTAACCTTTATGGGGATAATAATTCCGCCCTAGGGTTTCAGGCTCTTACCAATAATATATATGGTTCAGGCAATGTTGCTATTGGTAGCAATGCTCTCAGATCGAATAAAGAAGGCAATTATAACATTGCTATCGGGCATGCTGCTGGACATTATATAGGCACAAATTCTAGTTATAACTTCTACTTGGGCAGTCACAATATAGATGAAAGCGGGGTATGTGACAACCCCTTGGGGTCGGGTTTAGTTCCTCTCATGAGAGGTGACCTGTATAATCTCGTGTTAGCCATAGGTACAGACACTCTACACAACTATGGTACGCTGCAAGTTGCTGGAACCGTATCTCCTTCAGAGTCTGGAATATATGACCTTGGACATGAGAAGAAGAGTTGGCGTAATCTCTTCGTATCTGATGTATTAGAATATCCTGATTCAGGTAATTTTTCTATACGTCGCGGTGGCCCAGAGCAGACGCCGGGTGGAGGCGACTATGTTAAATCTGATGTTATATTCTTATCTAGTGGCGGCCTCATAGGCCTTGGCACCAATCTTCCGTCTGGAGATGAAGGTCTAGTTACTTCTCGTGGTAATATAGTTCCACTCTGGAATACCGAGTTTTCCTTGGGCACTCCAGACTTAAGGTGGGACGCTCACTTTGGAAATATTACTATTAGCGGAACGGCTGATGTCACTACTTTTAATTATACAGAGATTAATAGCTGTATTTATGAGTGTAGAACTCTTTATCTAGCCTCTAGTGGAGACATTTGTGTGTCTGGAGGAGGCGCACCATGTGGTTGGCTACAGGATCAACAGATAGAGGGAGGAGGATTTGTTCTACAGTCTAGTGGTATTGATTATAGAAGAGACTATGAGTTTATTTTTACTTCTACAGATGCGACTCTTACCTGCTTAGAGATGGATAGTCCATATTCTAGATCTGCATGGAATAGCAATATTAGTATCCATATTGCTTCTGGAAGCCATTTAAAAACAGATAGAATTATTGGCAGAAAAAATCTGTCCATGATTTCTTGTGGCCCATCTGGTTATGGTATTTTTGTCAAGGGAGTTTCTGAGTTTGATTCTGATACAGACTTGGTGATCGGTTCTACTGTAGATGAAAATGCAATCTTTTTCGGTACTGAAGATTTGTTTAAACCTGACCCCCGTGGTGTAGATAGTCGTCTAGCAAACGTTTCGAATATTAACTTTGTTGGGTCTGGTGAAGTCAATGCATATAGGGTTACTTATTCTTCCTTGTCATCAGGTGTTACTGTTGGCCAAAGACTTGTCAGCAGGACTATGCGGAAAGAAGTCGGAAGTCAGGGAGAGCATATTGTTGGGTTTGGAATTGATTATGTAGATACCAAAAATACAATTCTAGATAATCAAGCGACAGACAGGCTTGTAATTTCTGCTTATGATGACACACCGACCCCACTGAATGCATTTATTATCATGAGGTCGAGTTCTCCGGGTCTAGTGGGTATCACTAATTCCTCAGATGGATTTAATGCACCTCTGCCCAATACGATTACTAATATTCAGGCTACTGGCGACGCTATACTGAGAGTGACTTCCGCTTCAGGCAACAAGTCATCTTTGCAACTTCTTTCTCCTGAAAATAGTGGAGTCCAAGGGTTTGAGCTTGACTATAATTTTAATCAAAGCACTGTAGACTTAAGCGTATTTCAGAGTGGTGTTAGAAGAGAAATCATCGCTCTTGATTGGAGCAAGGATTCTTATCACCGGGTTGGAATTAATACAACTAGCCCCAATGAGACATTAACGATTGATGATAGGGATGTGGATGGCAGTGGAAGTAAACCCGTACTCAGTATAAGAGAGATGGGTAAGAAGCAGGCTCCATCTATCACGTCTGAATTTGGAAAGATCTATATTAGCGGCCTGAATGGATCTGAGCAGTATTGGGGCGGGGTCAATCTTCAAACGCAAGCTCCATATTTTATGGACGATGCGGGCAACAGATTTGATTTAAGTCTTAATATCTATGATGTATCTGGCGCAAAGGGGGTCTATACTGACTCAAGCGGCAATACATTTGCTGGTAGATCTTCTCCTAGTAGTAGAGAAGCTCATATATTAGGTTATGAACGTAGAGAGAATACATCCTTTGGAGATAGGGCGTTAAACAAGCTAACAAATAGTCGAGGCAATTCGGCGTTTGGGTATTTAGCTGGCTATAGAATTACCTCTGGTAGTGGCAATACCCTTGTGGGAAATAATACTGGTCGATCTTTAGTCGGCGGTAGTCACAATGTAATCATTGGGCATAATGCCTTGAAGACTTCTGATAATGATGTTAGCAATAGTATTATTATCGGCACGGAGGAAATTGGTCGAGGAACAGATACTGATTATACTATTCTAATTGGAGCCAACGAAGACAATATTATTCTTGATGGGCTTATGGGTCCATCTGTTGACGAGAGATTTCTCTCTGTTCCAAGAGCTAGATTTATAGTGACTTCCGATCAGGGAGTTGACCAGTTAGTACTGAGGCATTATAACGATCAATTTGATGACGGAATTGGCTCAATCATTGAAAAGGTTGACACGATCAATGACCAAGTTCAGGGCGGTGTTGCATTTACCTTTAGGGGTGCTGATGATACAGTAGACACAATATTTACTCTCCGGCATAATGCAAATGCTATGAGTACTTATCCTAGCTACTATGTTCCCAGTCCTATTAGGCCAGTCGCTGAGCTTAAGGGAGACCTCAATCTATTAGGTTCAGTTAGATTTAGTGATGGTACAAGTATTGGTAGTACTAGTGGAATTATAACTATACCGGGAGTAGGGCTTAGTAGCTATATAGATACTACGGCAGAGAACGAAGTATTTAATCTAAACATCGAGGAGATGAGCAAGGCAACCGATGTGTCCACGGTGTCTAGCGATACTTCATACTTAGCTCTAAGTACGGGTGGAACACTTGGTAAGATGAAGATTGTTGAGTTTGCTACTTACTTAGATGACACTACTTCAAGGATTCTTAATAACTATAATCACGCATTCACAAACACTAGTACTATTGATGCAGTCAATAATACTTACAACAACATGATCGGCTATAAGTCTGCTGACAATGCTGTATTCTGTGATTTTACTAGTTTTATAGGTCCAGAAGCTGGCCTTAATGCTTCTGGCTGTGATTACTCTAACTTTGTTGGCTATAGAACCGGTTACGGTACTGTCAACGCATCGCACTCAGTATTTATTGGCTCTAGCGCTGGGTATGATGCAGATAATTCTCAGTACGCAGTCTTTATCGGAGACTCTGCTGGCCAGTTTGCTTCCAGTCAAAGGTCTATCGGCATTGGCGATAACGCTTTAGAGGCCGTGTCAGGTTCTCTTAATATTGAACTAACAGTGGGTGCTGGTGGGACCAACAGGTTGATTGGTGGCGGTGTTGAAGAAATAAATAATAAGATTGCTCTAGGAACTACTATTGCTGGTGACATGTCTCTCAAGAGGATGTCTATTGGTGAGGCAACTATTAATCCAAGCGCCACTCTGGTAGTTAGAGCAGAGTCTAGTGATAATATTGTCAAGGTGCAAGAGTGGGAAAGGGCAGACGGCGCAACGGTGGCTCATCTGGATCAAGGTGGAATTTTCAACGCTACTGGTCTCACCATTGGAGATGCGGCTATTCTGGAGGCTGAGCTAGAGATTCTTGATGGAGCAACGGTTACCACGGCGGAACTTAATATTCTTGATGGAGCGACCCTAACTACAGGGGAGCTTAATATACTTGACGGCGTAACGTCTACCGCCGGAGAGATTAATATACTTGACGGAGTAACTATAACTACAGAAGAGCTTAATATCTTAGACGGCGATAATTCTGCCACAGCGACTGTAGTTGTAGATGCCGATAGAGTTGTTCTTAATGATAATGGGACAATGGTTCAATGCGCAGTTGATGATCTTAAAGAATATATGAATAATGTGAGAACGGTAACGACCAGCCATACGGCTGATACGTCTGTAACTCTTGTAAATACAAGTGATAATTCCTGCACTATCACGCTGCCCAGCAGCACTCCAGCCGGAACTAAATATGCTATCAAGATGATTGGCGATGGCGACTACGATGTAACCATTTATTCAGCGAGTACAATTGATGGTGCAAGCTCGAAAATTCTTACTGATCTTTATCAAGTGATGACTGTCGTTTCTGACGGTACAAGCTATCACATTCTCCATGGAATATCGGTTCATCCTTAGTATAGGTGAGTAGAACGTGGCTGTAGTTGTAGCAGACAGAGTAAAAGAAGAAACCACCACCATTGGCACGTCTGACATCGCGTTGGGCGGGGCTTATGGTGGATTTCAAACTTTTGCCAATGGGATTGGCAACGGCAATCAGACATATTATACCATAGAAAATATGACCCGGTGGGAAGTAGGCATAGGAACCTATTCTTCATCGACTAACACCTTGTCCCGAGACACCGTTCTAGATGGTAGCAGTGGCGCAGGCGTAAAAATTTCTCTTGATGGCACCTCCGTGGTATTCGTGACATATCCGGCGGGTAGATCCTCTTTTCTAGACGAGTCTGGAGATCATCGATTTGATGTTTCCAATTCTGGTTCTACTCTTACTATAACTAGAACTTCTTCTGGTAATCTTATCCATGCCTATATAGATAATGCTAATGATAGAACAATAGGCTTGTACCTTGAAGACAATCTCATGCCCACTTGGAAGTTGGGTCTTAAAAATTCTCCTTCAACAGCGACGGAATCTCCAGATCAGGGATACGTTTATGGAAATAACGGCTCGGTTGGAATGTATGTTACTAGCGATACATCATCGCTAATAAATTACTCTAATGGTTTCTGGGTAACACATAAAGATTCTGTACTGTTTAATGTAGATAAGGTTGGAGGCTTACTATACGATAATGCTTTATCTTCAACGGTGGGTATTACAGTTAGAGGTGCCGTGTCACAGTCGGCCCACTTACAGCAATGGAAAAATAGTGCCGACACTGTTTTATCTTATGTGGATTCGGGAGGGGTTATTACGGCCCCGGCCATTAATTTTTCTGATGGAACTAGTCAAACTACATCCCCAAAGACAGGCTGGCGAACATACAAGTCTATAATCGCAGATGCGACACTACTAATTAGCGACTGCGTAGTATTTGTAGACTCTTCATCTGAGTCAATAGAGATAGCCCTACCAACAGCAGCGGGCAATGGGGGCAAGGAGTTTATATTCAAAAGAACTGCGGGTAGCAATGTAGTTACCATTAATCCTTATGGCTCAGAAACTATAGACGGATCGTCTTCTTTCGGCATCGACAACCTTTATGAGTCGGTAACTGCTATTTCTAATAATAGTCACTGGTATTTGACTTAACGTGTATACTATTATAGTAAACCATATCCACTCTAGGAGATAATAGCTATGTCATATTCACCACATGCTTTTGGAATTACTGAAGGTCAGTCAGCAGCAAATAAATTTTATCTTGCTGATGACAACGGAGATATAGAATTTCAAGATGATGATAAAGTCTGGTTCGGTGCGGATCAAGACGTTTCGCTTTTTTGGGACCATAGCAATTCAGTTTTCAAGATTGGAACTGACACTAGCGGGAAGGCTATCACAATTGGCCATGCCACTTCTGAAGTAACTGTTGCCGACAACCTTACAGTTACCGGAGACCTTACGGTCACTGGCACCACAACTACTGTTGATACTGTGACGATGAATGCGGCAAATGCCGTTGTATTTGAGGGAGTCACGGCAGATGCTTTTGAAACAACTTTGACAATTATTGATCCAACAACCCCTAGCAAAACAATTTATCTACCCAACGCTAATGGTTATTTACCAGTGCTGGCTGTTGCTAGTACTACAGCGATTACCTCAACTCCAGAAGAACTCAACAAGATTGATGGTGGTACTGCTAGAGTATCCTGTACCATCGTGGACGCTGATGGCATTTTGGTGAATGACGGCGGCACCATGAAGATGGTACTTGCTTCTGAACTTAAGACTTATGCCAGTGGTGGTGGAGAAACTGCTGCTGACGACATTACAACTGGTGATGCTGCTGTTACTATTACAACCTCAGTTGGTAACATCACCATAGACGCTGCGGCAACTGATGCTGATATTATCTTTAAGGTGGACGATGCAGATGAAGTAATCACCGCTTTAACTCTTGATGGTAGTGAGGCTGGAGCAGCTACTTTCAACAGCACTGTGACAGCAACTGGATTTACCATTGGCTCGGCTGCTATCACAGAGGTAGAGCTAGAGATACTGGACGGGGCCAGCGTCACAACTGCCGAACTTAACCTTTTGGATGGTTCTGTTGCCGGTACTGTTGTTAATAGCAAAGCTGTTATTTATAGTGCGGCGGGGATTGTTCAGGGCACCGACTTGAAAGTTCCAGATGGTGGTGGTATTCATAATGCTACTGTCCCTGATATGATTAAGTTGGACGCCGCTGAAGTTGTTTTCAAAGATGGTAACTATACTGTTGATATTGCTTCTCATGATGAAGCCTCTTATGGTCTTAAATTGGCCGACACTTTGGTTACTTCTAGTGCTGCTGAGCTTAACATCGTGGACGGTGGAACTGCTGCCACCTCAACTACGCTGGCTGATGCTGACAGGGTTGTGGTAAATGATAATGGCGCGATGGTCCAAGTGGCACTAAGCGATTTTGAAACATATTTTGAGACCGCTTTGGATACTCTAAGTAATGTAACCACAGTTGGGGCTTTGAACGCTGGTTCCATAACATCTGGATTTGGTAACATTGATAATGGCGCAAGCACCATTACCACCACCGGCCTGATTTCTGGCGGGTCTCTAGATATTGATGATGTTGTGATTAATGGGTCCACTATTGGCCATACAGATGATACAGACTTAATTACGGTTGCCGATGGTGTGGTGACGGTGGCTGGAGAAATCAGCGTTACCACTCTTGATATTGGTGGTACAGATGTCACATCTACTGCCGCCGAGCTTAACATCCTCGACGGCGTTACAGCTACGGCTAGTCAAATTAACCACACTGTTAGCACGGTCACTTCTGCTACGGCAATATCCGCTACATCGAGCAGATATATTCTTGCAGATACTACAGGTGGATCACCAATAACGGTGACTTTAAATGCCGACGTAGCCAATGGCACTACAGTGACAATCAAAAAGAAAACTAATGATGGTCACAAAATAACTATTGCTAGTGCTGATAATATTGATGGTGGTGCTGGAAACGTAGAACTTAATTATCAGAATGAAGCTGTGACATTCATTTCCGATGGTGCAGATTGGTACGCTGTATAGCACAAAGGGGTTTGATATGGTTCATACTATAGTATTACAAGGCCCAGAGGGCATGGGTGATAACAGTGTTACCACCGACGCTGTTATTGGTAGATTAGGCTTTGTTGCCCGTGATCCCGATGGTACTTATGCTACTTTAGTCGTCGGCAAAATAGAAGCCGTTGCAGAAGAAGCGTTTACCGCTAGCGAGAACCAAACAAAAATGGTGTTCTATCTGGCAGCAGATGGCACTGCTGCATCCAAGATGACCCTTAGTTCTGCTGGCCTACTAACCCCCGCCGGAGGAATAACTTCGACGGCTGCTGCCAACACTTTTGGTGCCACATCTTTTAGTGACGCTAACATTACCAATGTTGGCTCTCTAGCTTGTGGCAGCATGGTAGTCGATACTGCTGCGGCTGGTCTTGATATTGTCTTTGGTGGCGTCACTACCACTAACACGATGACGCTTACGGATAGTTTAGCAGACGCCCTTAATATTACTGAGGGCAGTAACTCCTATATGAAGTTTGACACCTCTTCTGAGAAAATCATTATTAGCAAAACACTCTATTCGGCTACTGATGGGGATATAACCATCAAAGCTGAAGGAGACATGATCTTTCAGGTAGATGCTGATGGCGATACTTCAGAATCATTTTCGTGGCTCAATGGGGCAGGCTTGGAGAGAATGAATCTCACTGAAGGGGGACACCTTCAGGTTGACGGAGATCTCGACCTTGGAGCTAGATATATCGGAACCACAAAAGCATACACAGCCCAAAGTGGCAGTGTCGCAATTGACGCAACTAAAGCAAACTACTTTACCGTTATCACCAATGGTGCTATTACAGGATTAGACATTCAAAACGCTGTGCTTGGACAGAAGCTTGTCATAAGGTTTGCATGGGGAGGTTCTGACACTCTTGCCTATGCCAGCACCACAGTGATATGGCCCGGAGGCACAGCACCTACAAATACTAGCACCGGCGTCGATGTGTATGGATACATATGTACTACTGCGTCCTCAAACTTTGATGGCTATGTTATAGGACAGAATCTTAGCTAGACAGAGGAAATAAAAAATGACACAATACGCAAGACCAAACTCTGACGGTGGAGATGCCGAGTGGGTAAAGCAAAATGGTGCTACTGGTGCCCTTAATCCATTGATAAAAGAAGCAGTTACTGACGATAGTGATTACATGAAATCGACACATGTTTCGTATCCGGCGACAGACACGCAGGGCTGGTGCATGATTAAACTGGCCACGGTTAATGACCCAGACC